ACCATTTTCTTAGCGTATCTAGTCATGATACCTTTGATTGGAGTGAAGTTGAATGGATTGTACATTGTTGGAGTTAATTGTAGAGGTACGTACGGTGCGTAGATGTAACCTGTGTCTAACAAAGATGTTCCTTTGTGACCCATTAACACTTGGTTAGCTGGGAAGTAAGGGTCTCTGTACACTTGGTAACGACCTGCTAAAGTACCAACTCTTTCAATACCCATGTTGTACTGGTCTTGCTCAGGAGCTGCGTTTGATACGTGGAAATATTCTAAATCGTCGAAGATTGCAGAAATTTCAGAAGAAACAACAATCCAGTTAGCTCCACCTCTTAATGTAGATTTGTGGATTTGAGCAGAAATTTGGTTAATCGCTGTGATTAACGTTTGGTTCCAGTCTTTTTGAGTGTAAGGAACTGCGTTAGAACCCAGTCTCTTCCATCCATTGTAATCCCAACGTAAGTTCCATGCTGCACCTTTACGTAAATCTCTTAAGATTTCACGGTCGATTTCAGCCGCAACTTGCTCAGATAATAAAGCTGTTAATTCAGCTTCAGCATCGATGTTGTGGAAAGCCGCAACGTCTTGTGCCATTTCTGGAGACCATTGTGCTCTTAATTTTCTTTCTGTTACAGAAACAGTTACTGACATTAAGTCAAAAGAAACCTCACCAATTTTATCTTCAAATTCTAAGTTTTTATAGATTCTGTAAGTCGCTGTGAAAGCGTTATTTGGTGCTGCTGTAGATTGAAAAGTTGAACCTGTATATCCGTCCATTGAACCAGAACCTACTTCAGCAGGAACTTGTAAATCAACCTCTAAATAGATATATCCTTGAGCGTCACAAATGTTGTCATATTGACCACCATCAGTTTTACTGTTAGGGAATACTAATGTAGAGTTGTTGTTACCATACTGAACAATACCTTTACCGTATCTTTGAGTTACAACTCTGAATAAGTAAGCGTTGTTTGTATTTCCTGAAGTGTAAACGTTTGCGGCAGAACCGTAAACTGTTAAATCAGATAAGAAAGCTTCGTTGTCCATTGGTTGACCATCAGGACCGATTAATTTACCTGCTCCATCAGATGCGAAACCTGACATAATGATAAGAACTTTTCTATAGTTACCTACAGTATAAGCTGAAGGAACTAATTGGTCAGCTAACCAAGCTACAGTACCAACCTCAGTTGTAATAGCTGAGTATTGTCCTTTAGAATAGTCAAATAAACCTGGTGGGTCTAAAGCTGGTTCGTTACCTTCGTAGAATCTATCGTAAAGGTCTTTAGTGTTGTTATAGTCATAACCACTGTTTGGTGTTTGACCTGCAGCTTGGTTCGGAGAACCATAAGGTGCGTAGTGCTCAGAAGTACCTGGTTGGTAAGCCTGAATGTTAGGTACGAAGTAGAATAATTTACCAATTGGTAAGTTCATAGCTTGTACAGAAACGATGTCGTTCGCTAATAATTTAGAGAATACACGTCTAACGATAGGGAAAACCACTGTTTCAAATGCTCCTGTATCAGAAGTAGATGATGCTTCGTTAATTAAATACGACGCTTGGTTTTCATAAAGTTGTGCAACGTTTTCTCTCATGTGACCTTTAAGACCCTCTAAGAATCCTAATTTGTCCCATTTGTTGATTGTGTCTTCTTTGATAACTTTAAGGTGTTTTAACCCGATGTTACCAACAAGACCTGATTCTAATAATGCTCCCATTTTAAAATGTATTTTGTTTTTTATTAATTTATTTATTACCCTAATTTACTCATCAAATCTTTCATTCTCATGAATTGAGGATTCTCGTAAGTTTTTGATTCAATTAGTGTAGTTGAAGAACCTGTTGAAACTTGTTTGTTTAATTTTGTTCCAACTGACTCGTTCATTGTTTTTGTGTCAGTTTTAGATAATTCACCTTTAATTGACTGATAAAGATTTTTAGATTCTCTTAAAGTTTCAACATCGTCAAATCTTCTTAAGATATTTATTTTTTCTTTTTTAGTAGTCGAATGTTCAGTGAACAATCTAGTTGCATATGCTAAGTTTGAGTTGAAGATAGCAACTT